CTTTTTGCTGCGTAAGTTTCTAACCACGCGAAAAAGTCTTTCAAGCCACCACTGTCGATGGATTTATTAAAGCCCTGCATGAGATCGACAACTACGTCAGACACATTCTTTATTGTCGGCTCTAAGCCCTTTAATACTTTTTGCGTAACTTGAAGTCCTGCACTAAAAGATTTGAAAACCGGCGCTTCAAACTGTTTTGTGAATCCAGCCCAAAACTCTTTAAAACTTTGCAAATCCTTTAACGCACCTTGTTGCGCTGTGCTCATATCGGCGTATAGTGAGGCCAACTCTTTTTGCACAGCGATTTTCTCTTTGGCACTATCTGCCTTTGCCAATTTTTCCTCGATTTTCTCCACTTCTTTAGATGCTTCGAATATATCGCCGAGTGACGACACTGCGACGGCTCCGAATGCTGCGGCGCCAAGTGACGCTGCGGCGAAAGATGCTGAAAGAGCGCCTACTCCAGCAACAACCGGTCCAGTGGCGGCTCCTAATCCCGCAATTCCATTCGTCAATAGCGATGTTTTCTTTGCCACGTTAGAGATAGAATCTCCCATGTCGTTTATGCTTGCGCTAGTTGAGCGACTTGCTTTATTCATCTGCTCCATCATTTTCGTAATACGTTGTAATTGAGCAGTCCCGCGATCACGAACACGAAATATTGCGGTGAGGTTCATAAACTACCACCCAACCCTTCTTAGTTCGGCTTCGATTTCATCCTCGATCCACTCCATCCACTTTTGTTGATTCTGCAGCGCTGGTTTATCAAGGAATTTCTTTTCACCATTAACGTTCTTACCGCCTGCATTTTCTTCGTGAATGTAGTAAGCGTAGTTAAATCGCCTTGCTCCGCGAGTTGCGTTTGCACTAATCTCGACGCCTGAACCGTCATTTTCCGCAAATACCTCCGCAGTTATCTGCCTACGTAAGTTGCTCGTATCTAACGGCGCAGCATCAACGGATTCAGCTTTCCAATCGTTCTTAACGTCTGTTAAACCTTTTAGCAATGCTGTACCGACTGCCTCTGGCGATTTCTTTAATGCTCGTTCTAGTTGAGATAAGTCGAAATTAAATTCCGCAGACATTACGAGTCACCACCATTCATGCCGCTAATAACGCAATCAAACTCTTGGCATACACGTCTAAAATCAGCGAGTACATCTTGTTCCTCTACTTGTTTAATCGCCAGTGTGAGTGCCTCTAATATCTTGGCTGCAGCTAATGACCATTGAGTATCGGTAACTACAACCTGTAATAATAAAGGCTTGATGTCGTTAGCATATCGAATGTAATCAGCATCAACTTTAAAATTGTGCTTGTCGATATAGTTAATGGCACCGCCTGCTTTTGCTACTATTTGCTTTCCATTCATCCCTTGTGTCCCCCTTGCGTTTTTATACAAAAAAATAAGCGCCGTAGCCGGTAGAAGCCACGACGCCCAAATGTTCGGAGATTGGACGCCAGGTTTTCCACGCCTAGTGTCCTATGACAATTTATCGCCTCGTAGGTATGACACGACTCACGCCGTATCAAAGGCTTGGTGGCGGATTATTCCGCCGTAATAAAAAAGAGGCTGCGAAATTAATCGCTAACCTCTTGGAAATTGTTACGCTAGATTTTTAATTCGACCATGCGCCGACTCTTGTTTGAACTCTAACGTGTATTCACCAACAATAAAACCACGACGATTGTCGCCAGTGATTGCAGTTTCCTGGTGATGGAAACCACGGCTACCTAACGGCTTGATTTTCGTACGGTTAATATCGATGAAGAATAGTTCCGTCGGTTTTACGTTATCATTCATGATTACCGGGAACTGACCGAACTCTGTAACGATATGATCCACTACTTGACCTCGGCTCGTTTCAGCTTGAACGATTCGGATTTTATCACTTTGAAGGTCACTGATTGCACGTTTTTGATTAGTCGATACAATAAACGCATATTGACCGCCGCTCGCTAGACCGCCTTTTTCAAATACTGCTTGCACCAAGTCTCCTAGCATCTTAACCGTAACCGATGCGCCTGCTGCGTCCATAACATTCGTCTTAATTAACTGGCGTAAACCAGCCATATGTCGCACAATGCCGTTGTCTAGCTTGATCCCGTTGATTAGTGATTTTTCAAGCTGTAATGCTACCTCTAACTGTTTCTTCGCTTTTTCGTAGTTATAAAGGTCATCTACTCCGTACTGCTCAACCTCTTGCGCTGAACCTGTTACTTCTACAGATTCCATAAAGATTTGCGTTACGTTATTTTGTGGAGTGCGCGCCTTGTATCGCGATTTCGGTGCGTCTGCTCCCTCCGGTGTCATATCGTATTGGAACTCGATTTCAGCATCTTTTACGATAGCAGCTGCAGTAGTATCAGCATAGCCGCGCTCAACTGTCAGCTTTTTAGCCGGCGCATCAATCGCAGTAACAAGGACTAATTCCTCGTCAATCTGTGCAACTGAATGAATTACGAACGGCTCCACGCTTGCTACTGTTAATTCCGTTGCTGTTGCAATTGCTGCGGCTGTCACCTTCGTTTTTGTATCAAACATTTTATCTTCGTACCACTGGTGGATTACATTCGTTACTGGCTGACTAAAGCCGAGTAAATTAATTAAAGGAGTTTGGTTCGGATTAAGTAATAATACCTCATCCACTACAGATTCTTTCTTACCTGCTAAGTTTGTTGTGTTGATTACGTTTGTCATTATTGGCGTCCCCCAAATTGTTTAATTTTTTGTTTTAATCCGCTGAATGTGGCGATATCTTCGGGCGAACCCGTGCGTTTGGCTTTAGCCTTCGCTTGATCTAGTACAATCTGCTGATCCGTTTTATTTCCACTACCACCATTTGTCGCTGTGCCAATTGGCGTCGACTTAGGCTTCATGCCTTGTAAAATGTCGAGCAGTTCGTCGAGTGCGTCGCCTTCTAACTTTGTAGCGTCCAAGTACGGTTGTAATTTATCGAAGTCTTTAACGCCCGATTGTTCGACCTTCTGCGCGAATATCTCGGCTTTTTGAGTCGCCTCTTGCTCTGCTATTTGCGCTTTTAGCGCTTCAAACTCAGCTACTTGCGCTCGTAACTCGTCAATTTCCGTTTGCTCTGTCGATTGATCGGTTACTTGTTCCTCGATTACTTCTTCTTGTTCCGACTGTACTGTTGTTTCATCTGTCATTTTCCTTTTCCTCCTAAGATTTAATATGGGATACTATGGGGTGCTTATGGAACACTCACCGCCCTTCCAGTTTCGGCGGACGTGGGTAACGATTTCCGCTGATTCTTTGTTTCTAACGCATTAAAATAAGTTGGTTGATAGTTTATACGTAGGAATCGTCCTCGAGCCGTTTTAGTACGGATTTCAAGCCCCTCCGCAGTCTGACTGGAATTTTGAATTGTATTGCGTGTAATTTACCTTCGCGAGTGTGGTATGTTGCCATGACAGCGTAATCCTTCCTGGCTTTGATACGCTTGATTGCGATAGGGTATCCCGCGCCAACATATAAGGCGTAGAAATCGTCATCCAATCTCCACGCCTCAAAGTCTTTATTTATTTTCGTCATACTGCAGCCTGCTTCTGCTTGTCCATAAGGCGTCTATACCACGCATTGCACTCTTCTCGTTGGAACTCATATAACTCGTCATATAGCCCCGCATAATCACGATTACCTCGCGCCGCCAGTAGTTTGACGAGTGGTGCAACATCGTAAGGATTATATTTTGTCTCGATAAATTCGAGGAAACTACGATCATTTTTCATTCGATTCACACTGATATCGACGACAATAATGTTACTTATCGTGTTCGCACCGCCTGCTGACATCGGTATGACATGCTCGAGAGATAAATCGTTGCTAAATCTACCTGTATATGCGCATCGTCCGCCAGCTAACTTAAACAAATACATAACATCGTCGTAAGTTAAATCGTTTGCAACTCCGAATTGCTCAGCTTTTCTGTTTGCATGTCGGAAAGCACCGCGTGCTCTATTTTCAAGCGATGCCATGCGGTATCG